TTAATCGCATAGTTAGGTAATGCGTAGATTAGTGAGCTGTGTTGTGGTTCTGTAACGGCTGTTTTGATCAAGCTGATTAGAGAACCGTCTGCTGTTACGCTAGAGTCTACAGTGATAGAACCATTGTTTGACACAACAGTAACACGACGACGGTTAGCTGTAGTTCTGTCACCAACGTAAATGTAGTCACCAACTTTTAGAGCTGGGCTAGTAGTTGTACCACCTTGCCAAGCAGAACTGATACCAGTCAATGTAGTGCTTGCACCCTTAGTTGGGTATGTAGTGTAAGTAGTTGCAGAACCAGTTAGGTAAGTTGCAACTTCATTAACGTCTGCAGTGAAGTTTAAGTTTGTATCGCTACGGCTGAAGTAGAAAGACTTAGCGTCACGATCAAAGTCGTATGTGCCAGTTAACTGAACATCAAACAAGTATAATTTGTATACTGCTGATTGAGTGCCAACTGTACCGTTATCCCATTCGATACCACGAACACGTGCAGTACCAACAATATTAGCGCTGCTTGGAGCAACACCAACTGAAGTAGTGAATCTGTCGTAGATTGTTACTTTAGGATAACCTGAAGTAGAATCGAACGGTGGAAGAGAGTTCATGTTCTTAACATAAACAAAGTTACCAACTGGAGTTGATAAGAATGTATCGCTAGTCTGGATAAAGTCACGTGCTTTATCCACATCAACATATTCAGTTGCGATCTTTTCGATCTCATAACCTTGTACGTAGGCTTTTCCTGGTTCTAGACCAACAGCCAACTTGGCTTCGCTACCACCATCTTCAGGAGAGTAGATACCACGGTTGTATGCTGGTGTTAGGTTATATTCCCAGTTCACACCAGTAGACGAGTCGCCGTCATACTCTGTACCAGATGTATGAGTTGGTGGAATGTTAATAGATGTTGCTGAGTTCATAGCAACGTATGTAGTGCCATTGCTAACAACGATATCGCCAATCAAGTAAGCAGTATTTTCTGCCCATGCTCCACGATTGTTGTTACGGTGTTCACGAACATCAATAGCGAAAGGTTTGATTGTGTAGTTACCTGACTCATCGAACGTACGACGAGCAAGAGTCTTTTCGATCTCAGCGTATGTTGTAGTTGTTACCTGACGCTTAACTTGACCACCAGTTGTAGATAACAATTCAATGAAACCATCGTCAACTGTTGAATCTGGATCAATCTTAGTCAATACCAAGTCGATGAAGTAACGGTGAGCGCCTGGAGCAGCGTAGTTATATGATGTCTGAGCATTGTCTAGCAATGTCTCGTCATCTTCTGGAGTTAGCTTAACTTCTTGAACAGACAAACCAACACGGTAAGATGGAGTGTTTGTATACTTGTCTAGGATAACTGTTTGTTCGTCGCAAAGAACGAAGAAACCATTAACGTAGTACACACCACGTTGAATAGTTGCAGAAGAACCTACACCAGTAGCAGATGCAGAGATCGCTTGAACTGTGTAGTTACCATCTTCAGTTGTGATGATTTCGTCTTCGGTGAAAGTCTTAACTAGAGTATCAGTACCAGAAGTGATGTAACGAACGTATAGAGTTGTCTCGTCTGAACCAACAGCGTGAACTACTTTAAGAACCTGAGCTTGAATACCAGAGTCGCCGACAATCTTCTTACCGATGAAATTGTCGATGTAAGTTTCTACAACATCACCGTTGTAGAATGTCTGCAACTTCACATAAGCGTAATTGGTGTCAAGAGAAATTTGACCTGGAATGACCATGGCACCTTGTTTGAATACATGGCTACCATGGAACTTGATTTGCTGTTGCAAAATTGTTTGTAGCTGAGTAAGTTCTCTAGCCTGAACAGCAAACGATGGACGGAACAAAATTCGATAGAATTTATTGTTCTCGTCAAAGTCATCATTATATGGTTCGGTATTGAAGTCTAACATTGTTTAACTCTATCCTGTTGGGTAATCTTGTATTATTTATTAGAAGCGAATAACAGTTCTTAGTGTAACTGTCTGATCCGCTGTAGGAGTAAATGCTGCTCGGTTATCCACGAACAACATATCACCAGAATATTTATCTGCAGTTGGTGCAGTTACGGCAGCAGCAGTGAACAGATCTGAATTTTCGTTAACGAACACACTACCGATAACTGGAGTGCCGTTGTCCAACGACTGAACTAAAACTGCATTACCAGTATTGGTCACGATTCTAAAACGAGTGCCGTCATCGTCTTTTGTGATGATAGCGTCTGCTGGGAATAGCGAAGTGTTGATAGAACCAGCGATAACCCAGCAAGCTGATGCTGAGATCGAAGTCAAGTTATTAACACCGCCGAATTGACGAGGAGCTTTAATGATACCCAACTGACGATAGTCGTTGTTAACATCAAATCCTTGGTTCTTGTCTTTGGAGATGTTTGAATAGAACATTAGAGTTCTAGCGAAGAAGTTGTTCAGAGCTTCTTTGGCATGTCCACCGTATGGAGAAATAACAGCACGAGCCTTAGCGCCATTACCAGTACCAGTAATAGTGACAGTAGCCCAACGGTATCCTGAACCATAAGATGTCATGTTAATCTTAGATATAGCACCGTTTACTAGGACAGCTTCAGCAGTAGCACCAGTACCATCACCATTGATAGTAACAGTGGCAGCACCATAACCCCAGCCACCAGAAACAACTTGCACGTTCATGATACGACCGTCAACAGTCAACAATTCAACTGTTGCTTGCAGAGTGTTAACATCACCTGGACTCAAGTCAGCTGAAATCTCAGCGCCTGTGCCATCACCAGTTACGTTTAAGTTAGCGTATGTGTATCCTTGACCTGGATCGTCAACTTGAATTGATGTCAACTGGCCATTGTCAAAAATAGGAATCAACTTAGCGTTTGAGTCTACATAAGTGAATGAAATATTGGCACCAGTACCTGGATCTCCAGAGATAGTGATAGTTGGTCGCTCAGAGTAACCAGCACCGTACTTAATAGTGCTCAATGCAGTAGCTTGAACGCCAGCGTATGCCAATGTAGCAGTACCGTTGACTTGTGAACCAGACAAATGTGTTGGGAAGTCACCAGCGTCAGCGTCAGTAGTACCAGCAGCAGTGACTGTGTATAGACGGTTAGAGTACCAGATCTGGTCGCCGATGCTAACAGCAGTATTTGGGGTCCACTTTGTACCAAAGTAAATCAGCGGAGCAGCGTTGTAGCCAAGACCTGGATCAAAAATCTCTACACGAATAATAGAAGTTACAGATAGAACTGCTTTAGCAGTGGCTGGGAAACCCACGTGAGTTAACTCAGCCGTGCCGTCAGTTTCTGCACCAGTAGTATGCGATGGAGGAGTTGTTCCTGTGATACCAGCAGTAGTTACAGTGTATAGATTATTGGCATAGAAGAATTGATCATTTAGATCATATTCTGTTTCTGGAAGCCATTCTTCTCCAATAGTAACAACTGGAGTAGAAGTGTAACCTGTACCACCACCAACAACTTGAACATCACGGAGCATACCGTAAAGAATGATCTCAGTGACAGCGCCATCGACGTCAACAACTGCAGTACCAGTGGCAGTAGTACCAACATATTCCAATGCAGCAGTGCCGTTAGTAACAGTATTGTGTCTATGAGTTGGACCGACTGAACCTGTAGTTCCAGAGATCGCTACCAAGTACACGTTGTTGTTGTATGTAATTTTCTGACCAGTCAAAACTAACTGATTAGCCAACCAAGTTGAAACACCAGTGAATGGTGGATCGATTGAAACTGTTGGGTTTACATAATCCAAACCACCGTCAGTGTATGTCAAACCAGTTAGATAGATCGGATCTTTCGGTAAGTATCCGTCACCTTGTACAGTGATAGTTCCAGAGGTGTAACCTGTACCACCTTGATCAATACGAATAGTTTGTAACTGTCCATTAGAATAGAACTGGTTACGAAGAGCAGTAACTACAGGCATGTAGTCATCTGTCAAGAATTTGTTACGTAAAGCAATAGGAATGCTGTACATAAACTTCCAAAGATAACCATCAGAAGTCTTAACAGGTTCAACTGTAGTAGTTGTAGGTTTTACAGTGGATGGACCATTTAGATTATTGTCCAAACACTTGTACACATTGTACTCATCGGTAACGACGTAGAACAATGCATTTTCTAATTTCTGATGTCCATTAGGAGAAATAGTAACTACAGCATTTGCTGCTGCAGATTCACCACCGCCACCTGCAATAATCACAGAAGGGATGCTTGTGTAACCATATCCACGATGAGTTAGTCTGATGTCAATAACTGAACCATCAAGAACGTAAGCCTCTGCAGTGGCACCAGTACCGTTACCATCATCAACCTGAACCCATAGCAATGGAGCAGTACCATTAACAACAGTGCCAGTCGTATGAGTAGGAGCAGTTGTACCAAGAGTACCAGATGTTGTAACGATGTAATAATTTGATCCAGACTTAATCATGGTACCTGAACCATGAGAAACTGTGGCAACCCAGTTAGTTGCACCAACTGAGCCGATGTATACATTTGGGGCAGATCCGTAACCGAACCCACCACCGCTTAGGTTGATACCTTGGACTTCAGTGGAATACTGATCATCATAGATGTCGTACACATAATTCTGAGTCCAGTTATATCGAGGAATAACATAGGCTACGTCAGTAGGTTTGATCTCTTTCATCGTAATAATTTCATTACGAGCATCAAGTTCTGCGGCGAAACTGTCTACTGGGTATGGAGGAGTGAGTTCATCCTCCCACGAAAGTGTCTTACCCAAATAGTAATAGTATCGTGCGTATCTTGAGGTAATCTCATTATACAAACCATCTGCAATAGAGTTATGCAGAATGGTCTTCATTAAAGATGAAGTAGCCATTGTTTTATTCTTCTAATTAACTTACTGTTACAACCCAAGTAATAGCAATAGAGTCGCCAGCTGCTTTGTTAACAACTGGGAAAGTAGTACGGCATAGCATTGTACCACCAGTAGAAGTATTGTTTAGAATACCTGCTTCAGTGATAGCACCAGTGCCAGTACCTGCTGGGAAAGTAGCAGTAGCAGTAACAGTGTTGTTAGTTGCAGTGAACGCTGTCAAAGCAACACGACCAGCTTCAGTACCCAAGCCAGTGTCACCAGCCAATGGAGTACCAGTACCTGTACCGATAGCCATAGCGTTCATAACTGTAGCTGATGGACCAACCATACGGCTAGCAATATAGTTCTTACCAGCTGTAACAACTAGGTTAGGAACTTTCATAGCGGACTTAACATTACCTGCTCTGTCGAACACAGTAACTGTCAATTCACCCTTCATGCTTAAATTTTCTTGTAAATTCATAGAATTCTCCTGTTAAAATTATCCTGTAAAGGCGGATTCGCCTGTTGTGTAGTTTCCACTGTCATTTGAAAAGTATGCGCCAGTGATTGGGTATGGATCTGCATATGGGTTTAGCCATAAAGATCCACCGCTGTCGACTGTTGTCACAGTCTCGTCGTCCAACTCATCGTCATAATTTAAAGTCGTTGCACTAATAGATTTATTTAGGACAATGTATGGAACAGTTCTTGTTTCATCTTCGCCTGACGTATCAGACATAAGAACTTCGTTGATGTCGTCTGTAACGCCATCGTTTAATTTGTGAGTTTCAAGACCCTTCTCCATCTCAACATAAGGAACAGTTCTAGCACCATTAGTGCCAGTAGTATCGCTCATAGAGATGTTATCAGAATCTAGTGTAACACCGTTATACAGATAGTGATTATATGTGTTTGAGTCAAGCAACTTGGTAATAGCATATTCGCTAATACCTTTACGGTATGTTAACTCGTCAGCGTTTAGATAATCAGCTTCTGTTGGAGAAACTGTATTGTTATCTAACGTAGTTCCATCGTTCAGATAAGAGTCGCCGTTAACACGTTTAGTGATACCAAATGTTGGATCGCTATGAGACAGAGTTACGTGGCTAGTATCCTGAGTAACACCGTCGTTTAGATAGTGTGTACTTATAGGTTTACTGATTGTATAGAATGGTACAGTACGAGCACCATTATTACCAGTTGTATCACTGACAGAGAACGTATCGTTGTCTAAAGTAGAACCGTTGTTTAAGTAGTGATTGTACTGAGTCGAGTCTAGAATCTTCTGGACGTCTTTCGCAGAGATCTCTTCCGAACTTGCAACTTGATCTTGGTAAGCGAATACCAAGAAGCGTAGCATCATTTCTAGAGTTGTACCAGTATCGAACTCGTTACGTAAGTCATACTCACCGAACAACGCCATACCAGTTGGATGGATCAATGTCTTAACTAGAGAACGATATGACTCTAAACGCTCGTCGATCTTAATAACATACGAGAACGCTTGATAGTATTTACTGTCTTGGATAAAGATAGCATCATCCAAGAATCCTAGGTTGCTTGTGTAGTAACCTGGATATTTTGCCAGTGGTCCAAGACTAACTTTAATGATAGCTGGCTCATCTGGATCTAAAACAGTGTACTTGTTATCAGCATAGAATTCACGGATTGTTTCACCAGCATAAGTACCATCCCAGAACAGAGACACACCTGGAGCGTCTGTGTTATAGTCAGCTTTGTTGATTGTACCTTGTTCAAAGAAGCCGTTAGTGGTTTCGTTGAAGTTAACTGAGATATTTGGCGAAACACCGCCGATTGTAAGTGCCGTTGATCCTGCCGATGTAGCTGATACGCCACCGATTGGAAGAAGAGTCGCTGTGAAGTCTGAAGCATAGTTGATACCATACTTAACGAACTGCAAGCTAGTGATAGCACCAATAGAGTCTACTGCTGAAACCTTTAGAATCGAACCAGCACCCTGTCCGTTCTTAACTTCATACAACTCACCCAACTTGAAGTTCTTACCACGTTGTTGTAGCGTAACTTTAGAAGTTGTTGAAAGGATAGTCGCATCGAATACGTCAGCGTAGCGAATTCTATCACCAACTGCAACATCACCGAAGAATTTTCTATCGATGAAGAATTCGTAGATACCGTCTGCAATTTCTAGTACACGGTTAACTTCAATCTCAACGTATTGACGACGATCAACCTGAATACGAAGAATACGTGTAGGTGTGACTACATCAACAACACGACCAACGATCATGTCTGGATTACCAGCGTTTACTCTAGCAAAGATAGAAACGTCTTGGTTCCAACGACCATCAGAAGCACGGAGCAACTGTTTAGATGGATACTCAAGTGTTACGTCTTTGTTGAACAGAACACGGAATAAGAACTTGAATGATGCTTCAGAACCTTTAGCGAAATAGTGTTCCTTCATGTGTTGAAGAAGGAATCTCTCATCAATCTGAGGAGTTGGGAAGTTATTTGCCAACTCATTTCTAAACTGTTTGATGAAAGAATCTAAAGTCGAATCAATATCTTTTAAAGACTTTAGATCGCTATCAGGTTGAGCATCCATGTATTCATAGTACGCTTCTAAGAAGGCTACGAATGTTTGATAGTCTTCTCTGACAAACTCAGGGAGTTGTCTAGAAACTAAAGAAGAAAGGTTTGGACGCTTGATTGCCATTTTTATGAACGACTAGAAGTGAATTGATAATTCTTACCACCACGTAGGTCGCCGTTGATAGTCTTATCAGCGATAGCAGTAACTACTAAATGGTCTGTTGCAATTTGGGCGATCTGAGTGAAAGCAGAAACTACGTCATTTGATTCTGGCTTGATTGTGATTTCAAAGTCGATATCAGCAAGTCCAGTAATGTTTAAGTTCTTGATGTTGATAACGCCCTTAGCATAATCAACAGTACCAATCTTTGGATTCACTACGATATGAGTTGTAGTAGAACCAGCGCTGTTAGCATCGGCAGCGCCATGATAGAACAGAGCGATGTTACCGAAACCATCATCTTCAATATAGTGAATCTTGTCACTACCTTGGATGTAGAAACCAGTAGATGACACAGCACCTTCTGGAACACCTTCAGTGTAGATTGGGTTAATTACGTTGATAGTATATTCAGCTGACACGTTATAACGTGGAGCTACTTTTCTACGTAATAGAACAGTAGTGATGTTGCTAACGATAGATGGTTCAGCAGCGTCAATTAGACGTGATAGTTTTGAGTAACGGAAAACACCCTCAAACTTTTGCAAGTCTGTATCGTTATAATTTAAGATGGTGTCACGAACGATGTTTGCGATATCATTGGAAGTTCTTACCGTATCACGTTCGTTGTAATACACTGTAGTTGTAAGAGCCACGTTAATGAAGTCAGCGTCTACAATTTCTGGAGTGATAGAAACGATGTTACGTTGAGCCAGAATAGTATTGATAATCTCGGACTTCTGTTGAACTGTTAACTTTAAAGCAGTCTTTGGTTTAACAGAGATGAATGTCTTACCATAAATCGGAGGAT